TGACCTGGCTCTCCAACATGCTCTCGCGCGTCCGCCTGAAGGCAGCGCAGATCGAGCCCGGACTGGATGAGCCCAGCCTGGTGGAGAAGGGCCTCCCGGCAGACGTCATGGCTCAGCTCTCCGGCGGCGTCGGCGGTCAGGCCCAGCTCATGAGGAACCTGACGATCCAGCTCTCCGTGCCCGGAGACTGCTACATGATCGGCGAGGGAACCACGGGCGCGGAGCTCTGGCAGGTCCGCTCGATCGACGAAGTCCGCGTCATGAACGGCAAGTTCCAGACGGTGACCGACCGCATCCCGAACATCGTCTGGTCGGACCTGCCCGCGTCCGGGATGCCGGTCCGTATCTGGCGCCCGCATGCGCGCTACTACCACCTCGCCGACTCGACGGCACACTCTGCCCTGTCGGCCGCGCGTGAGCTCGACATGTGCAACCGGTTCATCATGAGCCAGTACCTGAGCCGACTGGCCAGCGCGGGCATGCTCGTGATGCCCACGGAGGCGACATTCCCCACCCGGCCGGAGTTCGACGAAGAGCCCGACCCAATGATGGCGGAGCTGATCGAACTCAGCGCGGAGGCCATCCGGACGCCGGGCACCGCCGCAGGCATCGTGCCAATCATGATCAAGGTGCCCGGTGAACTGGCGAACCAGATCAGGCACATCGACTTCACTCTCAAGATCGACGAACGGATCATCGAGAAGCGCGAGTCCGCGATCCAGCGGCTTGGCAACAAGCTCGACGTTCCGACGGAGATCATGACCGGCATGGCCAAGGTCAACCACTGGACGGCCTGGCAGCTCGACGAGGGGGCCCTCAAGACCCACATCGCCCCGATGGCCGAAGTCATCTGCGATGCCCTGACGACCGGCTACCTCCGGCCACGCCTGAAGGCGTCCGGAGCCACCGACGAGGAAGTTGCTCGCGCAGTCGTCTGGTACGACATGAGCGAACTCGCCATGCGGCCGGACCGGTCCGAGAACGCGACGCTGGCCTACGACCGGATGGAGCTCGGCGGTCCCGCCTACCGGCGTGAACTCGGCTTCGACGAGGACGACGCGCCGACCGGCGACGAAGTCGAGACCCAGGGGCTCAAGATCCTCCTGCGCAACTTCCAGAACGTGGCGCCGTGGGCGCTCGACAAGCTGGCCGGGCACCCTGTCATGGCGGAGGCAGAGCAGGCCCAGCAGGCGAACAAGGCCCAGCCCGCCGGGAAGCCAGCGGAACAGGGCCAGGAGCCGCCGCCCGAAGAGTCGACGCAGGGCAACGGCCCCGGTCCGGCGAACGGCGGGAAGACACCGAAGGGCCCCGGCGGAGGCGGTGGTGGCAACAAGCCACCGGCCGGATCGAAGTCGAGTCAGGAGGCTGTCGAGCGCCTCGCCCGGATCGCCAGCCAGATGGCGGCGCTGCACCTGATCAAGTTCAACAAGACCCGGAAGACGGTCACGATGCTGCACCCGTCCCTGTGCAGTGATCATTCCTTCTCGTGCCCGTTCACCCATTCCATGTGGGAGCGACTGCCCGCGACGCTCAGCACCGGCACCTACGAGTGCCGTCTGGGCCCGGACGGGCTCCAGGTCGGCGAGCACGCGCCGCAGCGGGACGACGGCAGTTGGATCGAGATCACCAAGAAGATCACGCCGGTTCGGAGGCAGACCAGTGCCAAGCGCTGAATTCCACCGCCAGGGGCATCATGTGCAGTCGGCCCACGGCCGCCGCGCCGGGAAGAACTTCGCGGCTGACGGCTCCCACCTGAACGGCGGGATGATCGCCCTGATGCCCACGGCGGCCGACGCGAAGCGCCTCGCGCTGCCCGGCGGCGAGGCGGCCGGTGATCTCCACCTGACACTGATGTTCCTCGGAGACGACGGCGCAGGCGCCTTCGGTCACGACGAGCGGAATGCGATCGTGGACGCGGTCCGGCCCATCGCGCAGATGCTCGATCCGCTCCAGCTCAAGATCTTCGGGGTCGCGCACTGGAACGGGAACACGGACAGCGCGAGCTGGGTCTGGAACGTCGGCGATCTCCCGGCGGACCCGGAGGCCGTGGACGAGCGCACGTGTGTCGGCGAGATCCAGAGCCTCGTCACGTATTCCGTGGAAACTCTGGGCCTGGAGCTCCCCGACCCGCATTCTCCATGGGCGGCGCACGTCTGTGCCGCGTATACGAAGGATGTGACGCTGGTCAAGGAGCTGGAGAAGCGTCTGGGCGTCGTGACCTTCGACCGCATCCGGGTGACCTTCGGCCAGGACGCGACGGACCTCCCGCTGACCGCCGCGATCACGGCTGCTGCCGCTGGCCCGCTGCGGCGGCTTCCCACGCAGGCGGAGCGTGACTCGAAGTGGGACTGGGTCGCGCACCAGCGAGACTGGTCGATCTCCACCGATGAAGCCATGACCGAATACGGCGCGATCCTCGCGGCGTGGCGCCAGCAGATCCACGACCAGATCGTGGCTGCCGGTGGCAACCCCGGGAAGCTGGCGAGTCTCGACGTCTCCACGCTCGACTGCTCGCGCATGCTGACCCGGCGCATGACTGCCCTCGCAGAGACAGCTGGGAAGGCCCAGCAGCGGGAGGCGGAGCAGCAGGGCGTGGACGTCCCTGCCTGGGATCTCGACGGAGCTCTGGTGGCAGCCCTCTCCGGGAAGGGCATGATCAGCTCCGTCTCGAACGTCACGGCCGCCGTCATGGGCTCGAACGTCGTGCAGTCGGCGAAGCGATTCGCTTCCCGGCTCTTCGGGGTCAAGTCCGGCGAGAGCCTGGCGAAGGAAGTTGATCAGCACCTCCTGGGTCTGACCGACTACCAGCCGAGGGAGCTGATCGGCGGCGCAATGACGAGCGCGCAGCACGCGGGCCGCCTTGCGGTACTGTCAGTGATCACCGAACCGGGGGTCTACTACGCGAGCGAGGCCCTCGATCACAACACCTGCAAGCCGTGCCGGGTAGTCGACGGGAACGAATTCACGTCCCTCTCCGAAGCACGACAGGCGTACCCCGGTGGGGGCTACGCACTGTGCCAGGGTGGCGCCCGCTGCCGTGGTGAACTGATCGCGGTCTGGAGGAGCTGATCGCAATGCCTGAGACCATGGGCGGCAAGCCGAACCAGGGCACCAAGAAGGACAAGCGACTGCACGAGAACGACTACGCCACTCAGTGCCCCGACGGGCAGATGCCGGATGCGGACGGTAAGTGCATGCCGTGCCCCGGCGGTGACTGCACCGAGTCCATGAGCAGTGAGGTCGAGGTACCGAAGACCCTCGCGGAGGCCGTCGAAGAGGCGCTCGCCGCGAAGCGCGAAGCGGCGGCCGGTGACGTCGTCGCTGCGAAGCCGACCGAGACGATGGCCATGACCGCGCCCTGGCGGGGCCCGATCTGCGCCGAAGGCATCGTCACGGGTGACGGCCGGGAGTTCGCGCCGGAGGCTCTCACGTGGCAGGACCCGCCGATTCCGCTGCGATGGAACATCGAGGACTCCCACGGCGGCGAGCCCCACACGGTGGCGGTGAACGTCGGCAACATCACGCGGATCTGGCGGGACAACGGCCTGATCATGGCCGAGGGAAACCTCGACCTGAGCGACGACAACGGCCAGCGGGTCTTCAACAAGATCAAGGGCAACTTCGTCAAGGGCGTGTCGATCGACGCCGACTCCATCACCGGAGCGGACATCGAGTACGTCTGGCCGGAGGACGTCAACGCTGGCGCCTCCGACGAGATGGACGGCGACGAGCTCCTCAAGATGCTGTTCGCCCAGCCGGAGAAGATGATCTACCACGCGGGACGCGTCCGGGCCGCGACGATCTGCGACATCCCGGCCTTCGCCGAGGCGTACATCGAGCTCCTCGACGAGAACGGCGCAGTGGTGGCCGGTGGTCAGCGTCACCCCGAGCTGGTCGTGTACCGCAAGCCCGCCGTCCGGCCGCTGGACGGACTGCTCGCGAGCGGTGGCCCGCGAGACGAGAACTGGCAGCCGCCCCTGGAGTGGTTCCTCGACCCGAAGCTCTCCGCGCCGACCACCATCCAGGTGACCGACGACGGCCGGGTCTACGGCCACGCCGCGCAGTGGGGCTCCTGCCACATCGGCCAGCCGGACGTCTGCGTGCAGCCGCCCTACGAGGAGAACCACCCGTACTTCATGACGGGCGAGATCCCCACCAAGGACGGCCGCCGGATCGCGGTCGGCCAGATCACGATCGGCACCGGTCACGCGCCGCTCAACATGGGCGCAGTCCCGGCCACGGAGCACTACGACAACACCGGGTGTGCTGTCGCGGACGTCGCGGTCGGCAACGACGCGCACGGGATCTGGGTGGCTGGCGCCGTCCGGAGCAGTGCACCGCCGGAGATGGTGCACGCACTTCGCGCGGCAGGTGCCGTCTCTGGCGACTGGCGCCGGATCAAGGGCTCCCTGCGGCTCGTCGGGCTGCTCGGGGTCAACGTCCCCGGCTTCTCGATCCCGAAGATGCGTGCCCGGGTTGCCTCAGCCGCGACCGACGGCGCGGAGCCGGTGCAGGAAGCGCTCGTGGCCGCAGGCAAGCTGACCACGGTTCACCGTCTCCAGGAGCGCGAAGTCGTGCAGCACGCCTTCAAGCTCGTCATGGACAAGCTCTTCGATCAGGTGCACCAGGGAGGTGAGTGATCATGGGCTGTGGCTGCGGCAAGCAGATCCCGCCGCCCCCGCCGCCCCCGCCGGTAGGCGGCGGCAACGGCTGACGTGAGCATCGAGGCCCCGACTTGAGTCGGGGCCTCAGTGCTTTTCCATGGTCGAATACGAGTCCCACGTTAATTTCTCCGGTCGATCTAAGTAAATGACCTTTGGGATTTGGGAATTCTGCTGCTACTTTGCTCCCGACCGTGATCCACTACGCACTCCGCGTCAGAAGGCAGCCGGAGGTCTCCAGTGCCCGGAGAATTCGAGTTCGAGAAGTCGTCCCTGTTCCCCGCGCCGGAGGATCTCACCAAGGTCTCCGACGACGATCTCCAGAGCCTGGAGACCGAGGGAGTGGCGGAGTTCGACAAGGTCCACGCCATCACCGACTACACCCCGGATCTCGTCCAGTACGCGATGCAGCTCCGCGAAGACCTCGACAGGGTCCGCGCCGAGCTCCACGTCCGCGAGGTCCGCGAGGCGCAGAACGCCGCAGCCGCGAAGGCCCGCGCGGAGCGCCAGATGACCGAGCTCAGCGAGGCCGTCCACAGCGACGCCCCGCCGGAGGGCTCCCCGCAGCACGCGGAGCACGTCGAGAAGCTCACCCAGGAGCGCGAGGAGGCCATCGCTGCGGCGGCGGCCCGGGGCGCCACGGCGGCCATGGTCCAGATCCTGGGCGACCGTTCCGGCAGCCTGAACCTCAGCCAGGCGTCTGCTCGTGCAGTCGCGAGCCTGTCGGCGACCCGCGAGGTCGCTCCGGCCCCGAAGGTCACGCCGAACAAGAAGCTGGCGATCACCGCCGCTGGTTCCGGCCAGGACGTCCCGAACATCGCGACCCTCGGCCAGCTCTTCGTCGAGAAGGCGCAGGGCTCCCCGTCAACGTCCCTCGGGCGTCACGCTCCCCGGTACCCCGTCGCGCGGATCAAGAACGAGTTCGCGCACACGGTCGACAACCGGATGAACCCGTTCGAGGTGCTGGAGATCTGGCGGGACATGGTCCAGTCGGGTGACAAGGCACCGAGCAACGCGTCGGCTCTCGTCGCGGGCGGTGGCTGGTGTGCCCCGAACGAGATCATGTACGACTTCTTCAACATCGCCGGAGCCCCGAAGACGATCGACCTCCCCACGGTCGGCGTCACGCGCGGCGGCATCCAGTTCCCGGTGTCCCCGGCCATCGGTGACGTCTTCTTCCAGGCGGGCGGCAGCAACCCGGCCTCCGGCTTCGGCGGCTTCGCGTTCACCTTCGGCAACACCTCGGACCCGTGGCTGTGGACTGAGACCGACGACATCCTGACCGTCACCGGCTCCGTCAACAAGCCGACGCTCCGCGTCCCCTGCTCGTCCTTCTCGTCTCAGCGGCTTGAGGCGTACGGCCTCACCGTCACGGCGGGCAACCTGACGGACAGCGCGTACCCCGAGCAGACGCAGAACTTCATCCGCCTGCTCCGCGCGGCCTACGCCCACGCGATCAACGCGCGCCTGATCTCGCTCATGGTGGCGGCCTCGGGCTCCTCGTCCGGCACCCTCGGTGCCGCGACCGCTGCGGCCGTGCCGCAGATCCCGAACGCTGCTGCTCTGGCGGCCACGGACTACCGGGCCCGCTACGCGATGGACGAGGACGCCGTCCTCGAAGTCGTGTACCCGTACTGGCTGCTGGAGGTCATGCGGTCGGACATGGGCTACCGGCCGGGCATCGACGGTCCCGAGATGCTCGCGATCGTGGACGCGCAGATCACCGCGCTGTACACCTCGCGCAACCTGCGCCCGCAGTTCGTGAGCGACTGGCAGGTCCGTGCCTCCGGCAAGCCGGGTGCCGCGACGCCGATCACCACGTTCGGCACCAGCGCGCTGTTCATGCTGTACGCGGCGGGCACGTTCCTCCACGGCACCGGCATGAGCCTGGACCTGGGCGTCGTCCGTGACTCCGTCCTGAACGCCGAGAACGACTTCACCGCCGCGTGGGCGGAGGAGACGCACCTCGTCGCGCAGGTCGGCCACGCGTCGCGCATCTACACCGTCAACTTCCAGGTGGGTGGCAACCTCGCGGCCCAGACCAACGACTCCAAGGTCTGATCTCGCTCCCTACCGGCCAGCCAGGAAGGCGGTGAATCATGGCCGGACCACGACTTCCCGTCAGCGGGCCGACCTTCACTCCGTCTCCGTACGGTCTGTGGGACGCCATCCAGAAGCCTCCGGCTGCCGACAACCACTGGCAGAACGGGATCACGTGGGAGGACCGCTGCGCGGTCGGCAGCACTCTGTACGACGAGTGCATTGCCGTCACGGGTGCGGGCGGCTCTCCCACGGGCCAGACAGCCATGTCGTCGACCTTCAGCAGGGTCTACCGGGGCGCAACGTCCTTCGCGGTATACGCGGAGTTCGACGCGTCCCCGGTCGGCCTGCTCGGGGGTCCCGAGACGGTTGCCGAGGAAGCGCTGGCGCGCGTCGAGCAGTACCAGGTGGAGCGAGCGTTCTGGACCGGCGTCGCAGGCACAGCCGCTGGCGGTGTCTCCCAGACGACGGTGTTCCCGCACCTCGCGGCGGTCACTCAGATGACCGACCCCGCGAATTCCAACATCGTTCTCCAGACGGCCGCGACCCAGATCGTGACCGGCGGTGACGATGCCGCTGTCCAGCTCGGCAACCTCGAAGCCCAGCTCGCCGACTGCTACCACGGGCAGGGGTACATCCATATGCCTCCCGAGGCGCTGCCGACGTTCTCGCAGCGAGGGCTGATCGAGAAGGACGGCAACCTGCTCAGGACCACGAAGGGCAACATCATCGTGGTCGGCGATGGCTATCCGGGATCTTCGCCCACGGGCGTGGCGGCGACCAACGGGACGTCGTGGATCTACGCCACCGGAGCAGTGTTCGGCTACCGGGCGACCGTCCCGGTGATCAGAAATGCCGTGGAGGGCTTCGACCGGATCGAGAACACCTACCGCATGATCGCGGAGCGGGTGTACGTGATCGGGTTCGAGTGCTGCCACCTGGCAACCTTCGTCACGCTCGGTGTTCCCACGTAAGGGGTGAATCTAGTGGCAACCACGTCAAACTGTGCAACCCCGATCAAGGGGACCACCTACCGCATGACCAAGCTCGACGTCTGCGGCAACCCGGTCACGGGCGCGGGCAACGTCATCGTGGCGTCGGCTTTCGTCCAGGTCCAGAACTCGCCGCAGTACGAGGACGGCACCGAGTTCTTCGAGCGCACCGCAGGCGGCGCGATCTGTGTCAACCAGAAGGACGACCCGGTCCTGAAGAGGTTCCAGGTCACGATCGACTTCTGTGAGATCAACGTCACCGGGGCCTCGTACATGATGTCCGCCCGCGAGCTCGCGGTCACGAACACCGGCTACGGCTTCGCCGTCGGCGAGGGTCTGTCGTCCAACCGCTATTCGCTGGAGGTCTGGCAGAACGTCGCCGGAGCTGGCGCGTGCGACCCGACGACCGGCGTCCAGCGGTACATCTACCACGCGTGGCCGAACCTCGGAGCCTCGAAGCTCGGCGACTACACGATCGAGAACGACCGGTCCACGCTCCAGATCATGAGCGAGTCCCGGGCGGGATCGACGAACGCGACAACCGGCTGGCTGGCCAAGAACGGCTCCTCGACCTGGCTGCCCGCAGGCTTCGCCCTCGCGACCACCGATCACTGGATCTGGAACATCACGACCGTGGCTCCCCCGGCTGCGGCGTGCAACCCCGGAACTCTGTGAGGTCTGGTCGTGGCTCATCTGCTCAATCCGCCGCCCACGCGGTGGGTCTGCTCGAACGGGTGTGGCGTCGTGGACGTCACGCCCGCCGGGCTGCCCAACCGCTTCCACACCTGCCGGGCCCTGGGTGGGATCACCGCCCCGCTGGTGGCCGACGGGTCTGGAGTCCGCGTTCGCGCAGTCGAGCGTGAGGACTACGTGGGCAAGGAGATCGTCCAGTACGACGACAACGGCCGTCCGATCATGGCCGTGATCACCGACCGGCCGGACGGCTCCAACGACGTCGTGGTCCTGGCGCCCACTGCGGCCCTGAAGATCGAGGAGTGAGTCATGGCCTGGTCCGCAAGCAACGTCTTCCAGGAGTGGGTCAAGAACCCCCTCTTCAACGGCTCCGGCGGCACCCCGCCGACCAGCTACACCGGCTACCTGACTGACACGATGAAGTGCGCGCTGTACGCGTCGGGTATCACGCCTGACCGGACGGCCGCCGTCGCGTCGACCGGCTACAACACCGGCGTCTGGATCACCGGCAACGAGAAGACCGGCTCCTCCGAGTGGGTGGCTGGCGGCCGGGCCCTGGCCTCGAAGACCAACGTGGCGAGCGCCGGTACGGTGACGCTCGACGCGGCGGATCTCACCGGCTCCGCGTCGATCACCATGTCCAACGTCGAGGGCTGTCTGATCTACGACGACACGATCACGGCGGGCACGGTGGCTGACCAGGGCATGTGCTTCCTCTGGTTCGGCGGTGTGCAGTCCGTCACGGCCGGAACGTTCTCCGTGGTGTTCAACGCGTCGGGCATCGTCACGGCGACGGTGTAGTTGTGAGCGCGCAGACATGGCAGGAGACGCTGGCCTGGGCAGTCGGTGACGGAACCGCCCTGGCCAACACTGTCACGCCTACGTCGATCATCCCGGCTGCCGCGAAGTTCACTCTCCCTGCCGGGTTCGTGAACTTCGTAGGCAAGACATTCAGGGTCACGGCCAAGGGCCGGATGAGCAACATCGTTACCACTCCCGGAACCCTGACGCTCGACGTCCGGCTCGGCGGTACGGTGATCTTCAACGGCGGCGCCATGCAGCTCAACGCCGTGGCAAAGACCAACGTCACCTGGTGGTTCGAGGCGGAGATCGTCTGCCGGACCGTCGGCAACGGCAGCGCGTCGAACTTCCTCGGCATCGGTCAGTTCGTGTCTGAGGCGCTGGTCGGCGCAGGTACCGGAGCAGCGGGAAGCACCACGAACGGCTCCCTGAACCTCCCCGCTACGGCGCCCGCTGTCGGCAACAACGTTGACCTGAGCGCTGCTCTGGCCGTGGACCTGTTCGGCACCTTCTCCATTGCCAACGCTGGCAACTCGATCCAGGTCCACACGTACAAGCTTGAGTCCCTGAACTGATCGCTGGAGGGCCGCTCGATGCCGGTGTACCTCCAGCGACCGGGGCGCGGCCCCTTTCCGGCCGACCGCCGCAGGCGACCTGCGCGCTCGACGATCAGCGCAGTCGGCATCCCCCTGTCGAGCCTGATCGACGACTTCAACGACAACACGATCAACGCCGCTGTCTGGAAAAACAACTTCGGTACGGTCTCCGAAACCGGCGGCCGTGCCCGGGTCACCTGCGACACCGGTTTCAGCGCTTACAGCACCGGTCTCGCCTACTCCCTGCACGAGTCGTCGGTGTTCCTTCAGGCGTTCCCTCCGGCCCTCGCCGGAGCAACGACGAACACCTGGGCTCAGATTCTGATCAAGCAGCAGACCTCCGGAACAGACATCGGCTGGGAGATCGACGTCTTCACCGGGAACCTGACCGCCTTCAGCCGGGTCGGTTTCTCGGATGCCACGCCCACGGTCGTCACGTACAGCGCGACCAATCACGCCTGGCTGCGGATCAGGGAGACCGGCGGGCAGACATTCTGGGAGACGAGCCCGAACGGAGCCGTCTGGACCAGTTTCCGCACGGCGACGACTCCGTCATGGGCGGTCACGAACGACAATCTTGAATTCCAGATGATCTCCCACCGGGGAGACGGGACAGCGAACTTCGCGGAGTTCGACAGCCTGAACGTCGTCCCGGCGTACGCGCTCGCGACTCCTGGCACCGCTTCGATCAACGTCTTCAACCCGTCCTCGGATCTCCGGCTTCTGCTCGCGCTGACCTCCAAGACGAATGCCGCCGCGACGGCGGTGACCGGCGCGGCGTCGGGCACGACCGCCAACGCGGGTGTAGCTTCCATCGCGATCACGGCCAGGAGCGCTTCTACCGGCCTTTCAGCCCTGCCGGGGTCCAGTTCATTCATCCTGACGGCAAACAGCTCCCAGGCCGCGACCAGCGCTCTTCCCGGAGCATCCCAGGTCGTCTTCACCGGCCGGACAGCAACCACCGGGCTGGGCAGTGCTGCGGGCGCTGCGTCGATCACCTTCACCGGCCGGGCGGCACTCGCGGGCCCCGGCGGCGCTGCGGGCGTGGCGTCGGTCACCTTCATCGCGCAGTCCCCGGCCGTCTCGATCACTCCGACGGCGGGCGTCTCCTCGATCGGCTTCACCGCACAGTCCGCGACCGTCGGAACCGGGACTGTGGCCACCGCCGGGGCTGCCTCGATCGCCTTCACCGGCCGGGACGCTTCGAGCGGCGGCGCTGCTCTCCCTGGCGCGGCGTCGATCACCTTCACCGGCCGGTCGGCGCTCTCGGGACCCGGCGGTGCTGCGGGCGCTGCGTCGATCACTTTTACCGGCCGGGACGCTTCGAGCGGCGGCGCTGCTCTCCCTGGCGCGGCGTCGATCGCCTTCACCGCGCAGTCCGCGACCGGCGGAGCCGGGACGGTTGCGACCGCTGGAGCGGCCTCGATCACCTTCACCGGCCGGGACGCTTCGAGCGGCAGTGCCGCGACGGCGGGTGTCTCGACCGTCGCGGTCGCCGCGCTGGGCGCCGCCGGAAGTATCGGAGCATCCCCGGGCGCGGCGTCGATCACCTTCATCGGCCGGGCGGCGCTCGCGGGCCCCGGCGGCATCGCTGGAGCAGCCTCGATCGTCTTCACCGGCCGCCAGGCGAGCGCCGGAGTCTCATCGTCTGCCGGAGCCTCGTCGATCGTCTTCACCGGCCAGCAGGCGAGCAGCCCCGCAGGAACGGTCGCCACCGCCGGGGCTGCCTCGATCACCTTCACCGGCCGGGACGCTTCGAGCGGCAGCGCCGCGACAGCGGGCGTCTCGTCGGTCACCTTCACCGCGCAGCAGGCTGCCGGGGGCAGTGGAACCATCGCCATCGCGGGAGTCGCGGCCCTCGCCTTCACCGGCCAGCAGCCCGCAACCGCGCTCGCAGTCCCGACCGGCACCGCGAACATCGCCACGGCGGCGCGCTCCTCGTCGGCTGCGCTGGGGGTCTCGACCGGCGCTGCGAACATCGCGATCACCGCGCGGTCGTCGTCTGCGGGAGTTGCGGCTCAGCCCGGCACCCCGTCCGTTACGGTCGCCGCGTACGGCGTGATCACGGGGCTCAGCGCCCTGCCGGGAGCTGCACCACTTGCCGGTGCCGCGTCCGGCCCTATGGCCAGCGTGGCGGCCGGGCCTGCCGTCAGTCAGATTACCTTCGCGGCCCGGGACGCAGCCACGAGCACGAGCAGCTCCGCGACCGCGACAGCGGGCGCTGCCTCAATCACCTTCGCTGCGCAAACGCCACAGGCGGCCTTCTCGTCGACTGCCACGGCCGGGCGAGCATCTATGTCCATGGCCGCCCTGGGAGCCGCTGTGGCGGTCGCCGGGGTACCGGGACGAGCAGCTGTGGCGGTAGCCGCTCGCGCACCTGCGCAGGCACTTGCCGCGACGGCCGGAACGGCAGTGCTCGCGCTGGTCACATGGGACGCCAGCGCGGTGCACCCGCAGGCGGCTGCCTCGACCATGATCTCCGGCCGGGAACCGCAGAACATCCTCTCCGGCCGGGAGCCGCAGTCGAGCACGAGCGGCAGCGAACCTCCCGGGCCGATCAAGGGCCGGGGCCCGGTATCTTCCGGATCAGGTACGGAATCAACATCAACGATCAGCGGGCGGGAGCCATGAGCAAGTCGGTAACGATCGGTCCCTACGTGGTCGGCGAGAAGCCCGCCCCGCTGGAGTACGCCTTTCTCGACGCGAGCGGGACCGCGATCAACATCACGGGATGGTCCGTCCGCTTTCAGTGCGTCGAGCGCTTCGGGACTCCCTTCAGCGGCAACGGAGTGGTGAGCGACGGTCCGAACGGCAAGGCCCAGTACGTCTTCACGGGCGCGGAGTTCCCGACGCCCGGGCAGTACCGAGCCGAGTTCTGGGTCGGTAACGGGACCAACCGTTACGCCTCGATCGACATCAAGTTTGACGTCCAGGCGCCGGTCACCACGGCGCCCTCGATCTGAGGGAGGGGATCATGGCCAATGCCAGCGTTCCGGTAACCCCGGGAACCGGTGCCAATATCGACGCCTACCAGATCGGGAACGGCGATTACCAGCAGATCGTCCGGCTGGCGAAGGTCGACACCGACAACAACAACAACTGGGCGGTGAACACGACCGCTCAGGCGGTGATCTCCGCTGATGAGAGCCGCGTCGGCGTGCTCGTGTACAACGCCAGCACGGTCCGGGTCTACATCGCTTTCAACGGGCTGGCCACGGTAACGGCGGGCACTGCTGACTGGTACCTCGACGCCGGAGACCGGTGGGAGATCCCGGACCCTTGGGTCCAGTCGGCGATCTCCGCCATCGCTGCATCCGCCGGAAGCGGCACCTGCAACTTCAGCCTGGGAACGGAGACCTGATCATGCCGCTCTATCCCAGGCCCGAGTACCAGGTGCCCGACTTCTGGAATGTGTTCGGCCACTCGTACATGCAGTACGCCTTCGGCACGTACACCCAGAACGGCCGCGCGGACGCGCTGTTCTTCGCCGCCATGGACACCGAGACCTTCAACCGGCGCAACTGGGCGGTCAACGGCGCCCGCGCGACGATCGAGGGTGCCTCGACCGGCGGCTTCCGCCGGTTCTTCACCGGCTCCAAGAAACCGCAGCGCGGCGGGCCCTACGTCGCGGACGGCGGCGCGGCGATCTTCTGCTACGGCGTGAACGATCTCGGGATGGTCGGCAACACTACTCAGGTCAAGACAGCGTTCGGTCACGCCATGCGGACAATGATCTCCCGCTGGCGGATGGGCGTGATCTACGAGAACGGCTTCCAGGTCGGGACCCGGACGAGCTACGGCGCAGGCTTCGGCGCGGTCGCTGCGACCGGCTACACCTCCGGGGACTCCGCGCACTGGTGTACCGCGACGACGAACGCGAACTTCACCCTGACCCTGCCGTCCGACTACAACGGCGAGGTGGTGTCCGTCTGCCTCGTCGGCGCGGGCGGTGTCTCCGGCGGCGTCGTCACCTGGGGAGGAACCACCGGGGTCTCCGGCACAACGAGCACGAGCGACATCATGCCGTCGAGCGCGGTCAGCCACTGCCCGGTCACGAAGCGGTTCACCGGACTGACGGCCGCGAACGCCGGGCAGACGATCACGGGAACCGTCAACACCCTCGACGCTGGCGGCGCAGTGATGTTCGACTACTGGGGGCTGGAGGCCAAGGACCCGCCTCCGATCATCGTGTGCAACGCCGCGCGCCTGACGGCTGCCGGGTACACCTCGAACTACGCGAGCTGGTCAGGGACAGAGGCAAGCCGCGATCAGGACGTGGTCGATCTGAACACGGTTATGGCGGGAGTGATCGCCGAGTTCGACGGCATGGTCCAGCTCGCCGATATCGACTCGATCATCAACAAGCAGGCGAGCTTCCTCGCGAGCGATGGTCTGCACCCCAACGAGTACGGCTCCGCTGCGATCGTGGACGCGATCCAGCTCGCGAGGAAGCGGCTGAACCCAACGTCGAGCAGTCAGACGAGGAACTTCAACACGCCCTCGCCGCGCACCGGAGGCACCCGGAAGCCCCGTCAGTCGGCTGTCTGGTACACCGCCGACAACACCCCCGGACCGTCGGCGGTCACCTACACAATGGTGGCCGGTGATCTCTGGGCCATCCCAGTGATCGTCACGGAAGCGAGGGAGTTCTGGAACCGGCTGGCGATCGCGAAGACCGCCGCGACGGCCGCCGGGACGATCCGCTGGGGGATCTACGACGACGTCGCCTGGAACGGTTACCCCGGCGAGATCGTGAGCGAGCCGACTGCCGCGAGCGGTGCACTGACGACGGGCACAAATGCTGGCACCGTGCTGAGCCCGACGAGCGGCAACGGCTCCTTCCAGACGGTCATGGACCCGGGCCTGTACTGGCTGAGTCTGCTCGTCGTCACCGCCGGAACAGGCGTGACGCTCGTCAGTCTCCAGGGGAACAACAACGTGATGTCCAACGTGGACTCCGCCGGAGCTCCCTTCCAGACGCTCGGCGCGATCAAGAACGGCTACAAGCTCACCGGCCAGGGGACCACTGCCATGCCGACGAGCTGGCCGACCGGCGGCGTCGCCACGGCGAACGCCCCTTACATTGGCATCCAGGTCAACATCAACCCGACGAACTGAGGCAGCCATGGCTCGCTACGTACGGCAGCACGTTTCTCCGTCGATCTCTGGCAGCGGCGGGATCGATCTGCTCACCGTAGGCCCGGACGACTACATCGGCGATCTTGTGACCGCCGTTGTCGATTTCGCGGGTGCCGATCCCATGGTCGTTCTGACGCAGGGCCCGGTAGCCAACGCGGACGGCACGCTCGTCGGCTGGACAGCCACGGTGCGGAACGACGACTCGTCAGCTCACACGTTCTACATCACGACCGTGTCGGAATGAGGCAGCCATGACCAACTTCGGCCCGTGCGCCGCCTGGACCCCGATCTGGACGTGCGACGTCACCGCAGCCTCGCCCGCCATGACGGGGTACGCGGCGCAGGCAGCCACCGAGATCATCTGGGCGCTGTCCGGCCGCCAGTTCGGTCTCTGCTCCGTCACCGTCAGGCCCTGCCGGAGGTCGTGCTTCGACGCTTCCTGGTGGTCGACCTTCGGCGGCACCTGGTACGGCGAGTCCGCCTGGGGGATCGCCAACGGCTACGGCTACAGCTACGCCGGGCCCTGGGGCTACTGGTCGGACATCGCCTGCGGGCAGT